AGCGGGCGCCGGGTCCGGCCACGGGACGGCCGGCGAGCCCACGTAGCCGTCGACGAGCAAGATCGCGGACGTCGCCGCGCCGAGAACGACGTCCGCGTCCGCGTCGTCATCGGCCATGTCCAACGCCCGTCGCGCCGCCGTAGCGATCGCGACGGGCGTCGTCCACGTCGGGAGGACGAAGCCGGGCCACGGGTCGACGCTCACTCGGTTTCGTCCGTCCGCTTCCGCGTGCGCCGGGTGGGCGGCGCGGCTTCGGTCTCGTCGGCTTCGGGTTCGGGATCTTCGACGACCGGAGCGATCCCGGCGACGAACGCCGTCCCGTTCCAATAGACGTCGGAGCCGCCCGCGAGATCGACCCACGAACCCGCCGCCCACGCCGCGCCGGAGTACCCGATCGCGTTGGCTTCCGCCAACGTCGCGGGAGCCGATGCGCCGGACGGCGTCCACGCGCCCGGGGATCCCGCCGTCGCGCCCGTGGCGGGCGGCGGCGGCGGGGGAGCCCATAGGGACGGCGGATAGGACGTATCCCAGATCGACACGAGATCACACGCCGATCCGGACGACTCCGTTCCCCTGGGCGGGAGTGACGCCGCCGTCCGGGGACTCAAGGGTCGTCGGGCGGTAGAGGACGAGCGAGCTCGCGACGGCGATCTGTCGGCCCAAGAGCGAAGGCTCGATCGCCTCAAGGGTCGGATACGTGTACTCGTACGCTTCGATCCCGAGCTCGTTCCCGACGTAGAAATCCCCATCCGTGATCGCGGGCGTCACGACGCCCGTGAGCCCGAGACCGGCGATCGCGAACGTCCCGGGCGAGCTCGTCCCGTTCGCGTTCACGGCGTTTTCGAAGGGGAAGAGCGGGCGGAGAGCGAGATCCGTGAGCCCGCCGAGACGAGCCCATCCCTGAGGACCCATCGCGATCCATTCGGGGAGGGATCCGGTCTGTTCGAAGACGAGCGCGGCGGCGTCGAAGATCGCTTGGCGGACGTCGTCGGCGGGAGCGTCGGCGGCGAGCGGGACGTGTGACGCCGTCTTGTCGATCTCGGCGGCGAGCGCGGCTTCCGTCTTCGCCGCGAGCCGCCGAGCAAGCTGGTTCACGACGATGTCGAGCGCGGACGGGATGAACTCTTCGGCCTGCCGAGAGAGGTTGAGATACCCGCCGAGCGTCTTGAGCTGGAGCGGGTCGGCGACGACGTCGAACTTCTGGGAAGCGAGCTCTTGCTTTTCCAGAGCCTGAACGTCAACGCCCGTGTCGAAGTTGGGATCGACGATCCGCGGGCGCATGAACGTAAGCGAGCTCGGAGCCGGGCGGACGCCGATGAGCGTGAGCCACGGCCGACCCTTCGGCTTGAGATCGATCACGGGACCGGTAACCGGGCTCGCGATGAGACCGCCGAACCCGCCCGCCGTGGCGACCGTGTTCTCCGCCTTGGTCCCCATGTGCTGTGCGGCGCGGCGCTGAACCGCGGCGAGCCGGGCGGACGCGTCGCTCTGTCGGTTGTGGATGACGTCCCACAAGAGCTCGCCCGCGGTTCGGTACTGGTGACCGGACGCGGAGCTCCCCGGGCTCGCGAGCGCGATCCGCTCGGCGATCTGATCGCTCATGGCGACGTTGTCCGTGACGATCTCAAGCTGGGCGTCGATCGCCTTCACGCGCTTGGAGTACTCAACGATCGAGTCGAGCTCTTCGGCGGAGAGATCGCGGCTCTTGTCGAGCGCGAACGTCTTCACGCCGTCGATCTTGGAGAGTGTGGCGGCTCGCTCGGAGACGAGCTTTTCGACCATGGGATCCGTTGCGACAGGCATCGGGGACGCCCCTTCCTCACGTAGTGACGTGGGAGGGGTTCCCGGCCTTTGCGCCCGTGGTGATCGGCTCGGAACTCCGATGGTGGCGGGCTTTGCGGCGGCGGATGTCCTCTAGATGTCGCCCAACCTACGCTCGCCGGCCGGGGAGCGAAAGAGCGGCCGTTGTTTCGTGTGGCCCGCGTCACACTTTGAAAAAGGGTCGTTGACCAGCGAAAACGCCTAACGCGCCGCGGGTGGGTTAGGAGACCCGGGAAGGCCTTAAAGCGCTTAGAGAGGCGTCTAGACGCCTTCCCGGGCCTAATCCGCTATGTCCGAATCCCGATTCATCGGGCCACGAACGCCGCCCACCGATCGCCCGCCGCCCGAAGATTCTCGGCTTCCGCGAGGATCGTCGCGCGCCGCTCGGCTTCCGTCCGGGCGCGGATGTCGGCTTCGGTTTCGTCGCCGAGCTCGTCCGCGAGATTCCGAACGACCAAGAGACGAGCGTCGGAGTACGCGCCTTCGGGGACGGCGGCGACGTGTTGGAGGATCGCGGACCGGCGCTCGACGAGCGTCCCGTCCCGCTCCGTGAACGCCTTCGGGACGACGGAGAGGAACGCGATCGAGAGCGCTCCGTGTGACGTCGTCACGGCGTCGCGGGCGGCTTCGCGCTTGGACACGTCGAAGCGGAACCGTCCCCAAAGCCCTTCCTCCCGATCCTCAAGATGAGTCGCGACGCCGAGCCGATCGCCGAACGCGTCCGAGTGTCCGTAGGTGAACGGGAGCCGCCCGGGAGCCCGAAGAGCTCGATCACACGAACCGCGCCGGAACACTTCGGAGTAGTGGACGAGCCCGTCGCCGCGACGCTCGACGATCGGCGTCTCGATGTCCCACGGGACGAGAATCCCTTCCGCGGTTCCGGCGTCGTCGTCGACGTCGAGATCCGTCGGGATCGTTCGGGCGTAATAGAGCGAGCTCATGCGAGAGCCTCCGTCGGTTCGGGTTCGGGTACGGGTACGGGTTGAGCGGCGGCGCCGAGCGGCGGACCGATCCGCTCCCGGAGCCGGATCTCGTCGGCCGTGATCGCGCCGATCGATTGGAGGATCTGATACGTCTGTGCGCGCTCTAGCTCGCCCGGGCGGACGTATTCGTCGCGGTCGAGCTCAAGATCCGACCCGGCCGGCAAGAGCCATCCGGACATGTTCGCCGTGACATCCGCCGCCTTCGGGCGGAGCCCGGCGCGCCAGTGATAGTCGAAGAGCGATGAGACGTTGGAGTACGTCATCGAGTCTCCGGAGGGGAGCGCCATGAGGAACGGCGGGACGCCGAGCAAGACACAAATCCGGGCGTCCGAGAACCGCGACATCTCCGCGAGCGCCATGTCTTTCGGAGAGTTGGACACGACTTCGAGCTCTACGCCGTCGGAGAGCACGGCCGGAGCTCCGAGCGCGGACCGTCGGGCGTCGAGCCAATCGGTCTGCATCTGTGCCATCTGTGCGCGCGACGCCCGCCGCGGGTACTTGAGAACCGCCCACGGGATCCCGCCGCGGGAAGCGAGCTCCGTCGCGTAACGGGTGAGCGCTTCGGCGGCGAGCAAGCGAGCTCCCGCCGCCTCTAGCGGACCGTGTCCCCGGAGATCCCCCGGATAGCTCACATACTTGATCTGCAAGATGTCATCGCTCACGTCGTTCCCGGCGATCTGATACCGGACACGCCCGTTCACCCGGTCGACGTCGACGTATGCGGGCGAGACGACCATGAACCGCATCGGGTATCCCGTGTCGGCGTAGCGCGCGGTCGCGAGGATGAACACTTCTCCGACGGCTTGGTACGTCCAAAAGAGCTCTTTCGCGAAGTCGGTCCACGCGTTATAGACGAGCGGCTCCGGGTTGACGAGCCACGTCGGCGGCGTCTGTCGGATCCCACCCTTCACGACATAGGGAGGCATCGAAGCCAAGACGGAAGAGTTGAGATCCAAGCAAGCGAAGACGAGATCGACGAGCCCGGCGAACTTTCCCGTCCCGCCGAGCGACGTCCACGGGACTTCCCACCCGACCGGCCACCCGGACCAAGCTTGAGCCTGTACGGGCGGGTTCGCGGCCGGATACATCACGTGAGTGTTGCCGAACCCTTCGGACGCGTCCGGTCCCACGGAGACCGGATTGAAGTCGCCGGGCGGGTTCACGGTCGTCGGCGGCGGGTTCACGCCCGGGACGTTCCCGTTCGGTGGGTTGTCCCGCGGCGGGAGCGACCGCTCATGGCGCCCGTCGCGGACGACGAGCCCGCTCGCCGTCGTGTATTCGGTCATCTGGGATGTCCTCTCATCGGACGGTCGGGTCGGCTTCGGGTTGTGCAGCTTCGGCGACCGCCCAAATCGCCGCCCGGACGAGATCGACCCGCGAATGCCGATGGGCGAGCGTGATCCCGGTCGACGTCTTCGCCGTCCGCGCCTCAAGGAAGAGACGCCCGAGCTCGACGGCGTCGACGTCGTGAACGACACGGCTCGAGCCCGCCAACGCCCGATAGAGGGAGAGCGCGCGGCGGGTCTCCGCCGACCCGCGGAACGACGGCGAGACCGTCAGATCCTCTAGCTCCGGGTCGTCCCCGAGCGACGCGCCGACCAAGACGGCCGGGTTCACGACGCCGGGCCAATCGATCGCGCTCCGGACGTACGCCCACGCGTCCGCCCGCGATTCGAAGAGCTCGCCCGTCACCCGGACGAGCCCGTCGAAGTCACGTTCCGCCATCGCGACGACCGCTCCGCCGAGGAAGTCGTCTTCGATCGCGATCACGGGCGAGATGAGACCGATCGGACCGTGTCCAAGCCACCCGGCGAAGAGCGTCGGATCGACGAGCCGGTCCGGTCCGAGCTCGTCGCCGCTCTGCCACGGCCACACGTTGAGATATTGGGTCCGGAACGACACGAGATCCCCGCGCTTCCGAGCCTTCCCGAGTTGCGCCGTCATGAGCCGCTCACGTTGAGCCGTCCACGCCGGAGACGCCGACCGCCACACGGCCACGTCATCTTCGTCATCATCCGGCGACGCCGACCATTCGACGATGAACGTCGACCCGGGATCGTCGATCTCCGCGATCGCCGCCTTCCGGGCGTCGAGATAGAGCGTCGTCGCGTCTTGGTGAGCCGTCGACGTCATGAGCAACTGAGGATGCGACGCCGCCAAGAGCGTCGGCTCCGCGTGATCCTCAATCACGCTCGCCGAGATCCCCCACGCCTCATCGACGCCCATCATCCCGACCGTGTACCCGTGCGAGCTCGACGCCGCCGAGACGATCCAACGCCCGCCGGCCGGAGTGTGAATCGCCGTATACGCGACGCCGCGCCACACGCGCCACCCGTCGAGACCGTCCGCCCACGCCGACGCCGGACGTTGGAGCTCTTGAGCGAGCTTGAGCGACGTCGCGAGCGACATCACGACGTCCGAACCGAAGAGATCCGGGTGAGTCACCCGGAAGAGAGCGAGCACACGGAGGACAACCGACTTCCCGACTTGCCGCGCCGTCGACACGAGCGCGTGATCCCACACGAGCTCGCCGTCCGCGTCGAACTCCAAGACCCGACACACGACGAGCTCTTGCCACCAACGAAGCCGGATCCCGTGATGTTCGAACGCATACGCGACCGCCTCCGGCCCATAGCTCCCAATCGCGGCCGGATGCGGACCGGACATGATCCGCGGCATCTGTGCATCGGCCGGAACCTCCCGGAGTTGCTTCGTCCACGGCTGATCGAAGACGGCGCGCTCAAGATCCGGATCGAGTAGACGCGGGCTCGGCTCCGTGAGTGTGTGCGAAGGAACACGGCGCGGGCCCTCTT